CCGACGTTTTGTCGGCTGCCGTATACTCCATACTGAATGTGGAAAACCACTCCTGGACAGGTAGGGTTATCCCCTTGGGATGTGACAAAACATGATCATCACCAAACACTGCGAGTTTTAACCCGTCAAGCGTGCTCATTGAATCATAATACATCTGGGCCAACATCACTCCATAGGCCAACGAGTTAAACAATGCCGTAAGGTAACATCCCGAAGGCATACCAGTGGAAGTGACATACGTTTTAGTACAGCAATAGTGCGTGGGCTGAAATACACTCCTGAGAAGCAACAGTCGCTGCTCCTCCGCCTCATCAGCGTAGAATTGGGCCACTATCTTTGACAATAGTAGGAAGACCTCAAAAGGAAGACACCGGTCCGAAGCTGCTATGTCTCCACACAAAAATTCACGATGAGGGTCGTGCATGGCTAACGCTCTCATAAGGTCATCCACGTCTCTTCGCTTCACAGACATTCCCACTTTTACGGGAGATCCTCGATGTTCACTCATTACGTACGCAGCAAACCGGCCGAAATACATCTTGAGAAGTAGATTTACGTCCAACCCCAAAATTGAAAACATCCTCGTCTTCTCTCCCTCAACCTTTGCCACCGGCAATCTTTCGTCCTTGAGCATATCAACACAAACAACTTCAATTTGCTTGCCTTGTGACAAGGTCTCTTTCAATTGTCGCACTGACTCAATCAATTCCGGGTGCAAATATCTGTCTTCCCACCGATAGAGATCAGATCTTTTATACTTCTTACACCACGGATAGCCAACGGATGCATTTGAATCAATTTTGCCCAGGAAATCAACCTCTGATATACCAAATGCTGCGTCCTCCAATGAAAGAACCCCTTCATTCATGTTGGATCCATTATAAAAGGAAAGCATATAATCAAGACCCTGGTGCCATCTTGAAGGAGGCCATACCACCAAGGGAATAAGAGATTTTCCGAAGCTTCGTTCTAGCGGAGTCATACCATCTTTGTTACCTTTCAAAGCGGCAGGCAACGTTGTACACTCTCTACCACCTCGCAAGGGGCTAGGACGCAACTTGGTAGTGCGTGGCATAAACATCGGGTTAGTTGGCAAGTCATCACCAAACTCCACTGGAACCGGATGTTCCGCGACCGGAAACGCCTGGGCTTTGATCTCACACAAGATGTCCTCCACCCACTCAAACGTGAGGTAAGAACCATAGGCGAATGTACTGTCCGCCCCGGAATGAAACCCAACAATGCGGTAAACTCCTTCCACCTGACAGATTATGGGCCCTCCACAGTCTCCCTTCTCAGTACACGCAGCGTACCGCAGAAGATCACAAGCTCGGTAACGATGTGTGTCTAGACAGATGTCCTTGGTGGCTGAATAGGTCATCAGATTCATTACCGGCTTGTGCTGTTCAACCAGTCCGTTGACTGTATTGGTTAATGTAATCAACACTCCGTTATATACATGTGCCAATTGCTCTTATTTAACCAATTTTCTTAACAATCTAGGAAAAGCGCGTACCATCTTCATATCTAAAAAACACGAAAGGTCCGCAACTATTGCATGGTTTTCTTCACACAGCCATGTCCTCTCCAGATCCCCTAAGCGAAACTGGATAGGCCACTGCATGAATGAAAAAGAAACGGTGATCTGATCGTCGATGTCAATTATTGCGTGGTAGGGAAAAACGACTACATGGTCCTGAAGCGCAATGCAATGCATTGTTCCCGTCCTCGTTTTAATCTTTCCCAGGGCGCCTCGAATATTGGAAACCAAGTCTCTAAACTGCTCATCACACGTTTCTCCGTTAACAGTTCTTCCGCGGGAAGACGGTCCCATAACCCTCTTCATGTTTTTCTTCGTATTTGACACAGTGTAGTTTCCACCCGAGATATTACCTATTCCCTCAGCGAAAACACGTGACCGAGTATTCCAAATTGCCAGTCCAACCAAAATTCCACCCACCACTATCACACAATTGCCAATGAACTTTGCCAATTTCGTTAAGAAATCGTTCAAGGCAGTAGCAGCCGCCAAACTTGGAGACAAGAAAGACAAGGCCCACGTCTTCCAACCCAAACTCACGGTCCAGGCGGGAATCATGGAGGTGACAAATGTTTTCAATCTGGCTTGCGTTTGCCACATCCGCTCCATCATTGTTATTCCTTTCTTTCCAAAATCCAACCCAATTGCATTGTCGGTGACCGTAACTCTTACCACATATTTATAAGCACCAAAAATGTGGTAGGTTCCATTCACAGAGGCAATAATAGTTGTTTTTGTTGAAAGAGCACTTTGCTGCAAGTGATCAATCAAGGATCCTGATCCGAGCTTGGTCTGCAGTACGTCCATACCCAAAACTCTGTCCGCAATAAGTCTGTATTCCAGATCCATGAAATCATCTTGCGGCAACAATTCCCATCGTCTCCTTACTTCATCCAAGCTCTCTTGTGACAAAGAATGTGATGTAGAGGAAAAACTTGCAAACTGTGGTATACCGGGAACCTGCTCTGTGTTCGAAATTCCATCTTGCAGAGTGACATCAGAATTGTGATCACTCTGGGCCTCAACCCTCCGATAAATAGGACATGTTTCCACTGAACACCGGTGTGCCGTACTATCCTGTACCATTAAACGATGGTTGTCATAACACTTCCACATGCCATTCAAAATCCCCAAGTGCTGGAACTCCAATCGTCTACATGCCGCACACGAGGACACACCACAACTAAATTGCGGTTTTTTGGCCCTATCGAACTCCGCCTTTGAGACGAGCGAGTGCCCATTCCACCACGTGGTAAGTGGAGAAAAATTGCTTTCCGATCGTCTTACACAGTCCGGACACTGCACAGTTTCAAAGCACTCAATACACCTCGTCGGATAGGTTGTTGACGCACTGGAGACCATGGAGAGTTCTTGCTGAATGTCAGCAACCCTCTGAGCGCTTTCAGTGTTACTCACATTTACCGTTTCAGAACTTCTCATTTGTTTCGTACGGCTCATTGCAACCACAAACGCCACAAACTGGTTATAGTTCATTTCCGCATGGCCATTCACATGAAAACGATACGCATCAAGAGTAAATGTGTCTGTTTCCTGGCGAGCCAAATGAACGCTCAGGTCAATCCTTCTCGTGAAGGCTTCCGGCGCTGTTATCAAACTGCTAAGAACTCCGTTGAGTGACTCCATGGACCGATTCGACGTTATATACACGTAATCCGAGGCAAAGAAAACTGTGCCTTTGGACGTGCACTCGGCAATATTCAAAGCGTAAGCAGACTCATCTGACATTCGCATAATATTAACTACCTCATTCAACGCGACATCTCGATTTTGGAGCTGAAGAAAGTCTTGCACTTCAAAAACACGCTGATAATTATACGTATCAAAATAATTTGATAACGAGTTGTAAGCATACTTGTCCAGCGCGGGCTTGTACTCAGACTCATTCATCACTGCGTAAACGTCACGAAACAAGTGATCAGTGAGTACAGTTTTGCCTGCCTTAGGCTCTCCATGCATATAGATAACAAAAGGGGCCACCTTGCCCTCTGTGCCGACATAAGATCCCACATTGGATACAATTATCTTCTTTAGATTATCAACTCGCGACACAATCGCTCTAATGTCGGCGGACTTTGGGGAAATAACCTCATACTTCCGCTTCAAATTAATCCCTTGTCTGTAAAGTTTATAAATCTTTATGCGATCTTTTGCAAAACGCGTCAACTGTTTCTTTTGGGAGAAGAACGTCCCTTCCCCATCACTGTACAACACGTCAACCTGGTCAACTTGTTCCATCCACTTTACGCGGTCCACATCGTCTGGGTTTTGAATAGTGAACTTAGACACGAAGGTGTCAATGAGAAATGAAAAGAAGAAAAAAACTTTCTCTATTGCTGCCGAAGCGACAACAACCCCTCTGCCATATCTCACCGCTTCATTATAGTCGTGGACGGATAGGGCAGAATTCGGGAAAGTCATTTTTAT